TTTTGGTTGGTACCCCAAGTGCCTTACGCCACTTAGACACAGAAACATCGGTAACCCCATACAAACCCCCTATCTCTATGTCTGTCTTGTTCTGATCCGTGTACAAAGCGCTCAGTATCTCTTTGGAGGGTCTAGTCATAGGCAACCTACCGTACCACTACACCAGAAGCCTGACAAGTGGTTTAGTTAGGTGAGTAGGTTTCGTAAAACGACAGACGGCCCCAAACGCAGAAAGGGCTCTGTGGTTTCCCACAGAGCCCTTTCCTAAACCCTCAGAACTACTAAGGATTAGACGCGGGTGATGACGACACGAGCCAACCCACGAGGGTTGAACGCGCCGATACCCAGATTCTCAAAACACGAGAATCCGATGGTGCGAGCCTTCGGGTCATCGGCAGACAAGACGGTGATTTCCGTCCTAACCGGGATGCGGCCGAACTGCTCTGGCTCGCAGCAAACATACGCGAACCCAGCCGGAACGAGCCTGGACGTGATGATCTGAGCACCCCACAGAACGGCCTGGAGGCCGGTCTTGAGCAGGGTGGCCTGACTCTCAATGTCCAAGATGTCGCGACCGAACTTGCGGATGTCCGCGTAGTCCACAGCGTTCATGTAGATGCGGGCGACACGAAGGTCGTGACGCTCGATCTCTGCAAACGCATCGGCAAGGACCGCCGGGCTAACCGGGGCCACAACCGGAACGTCCGGGTTGGTTTGGCCGGGCAGCGTGTCGAAGCCCGAGACAGCGATGCTGTCAAGGATCGCGAACACACGCTCGTCCTCTGCTGCCTGGATCTGCGCCTTCGCCAGATCTTGAGCACGCTCGATCAGATCGAAACGACGCTCCTTGATCTGGGTAAGCGGAATCTCCGGGTTCGAGGCGATCTCGAACAAGGGGAAGATCACGCGACGTGGCTTCTGGATGGCAAGGATGTTTTCACCCTCTTCACCCACCACGAACGCGGTCACATCCGGATCCTTGTCATAGATCGGCAACGCACCATCCGGGAGCTGCTCGACCAAGAAGGTCTTGCGACCCACGGACGAATAGTCGCGGCGGAGACGCAGCGGTTGGATCATCGATGCAGCGAGCTTCGCACGACCGGCGGCGGTCTTGATGTACTCGCTGATGACTTGTTGCTTCACTTCGTTGGATACTTGTCCCATAGCTTTTCTCTTGCTCCTTTTTTTCTTCAGGCTCAGGCCCGCAGGTCGAGCACAAGGAGCGACGAGTTGGCGTCTGGAGCAACCTTGACCACACCGATCAGCGTCACGAACTTGATGTCGTTCTGAGCTGGCACGTTGTACTCGTAGGCATCCGCGAGAATGTTAGTGAGAAGGCCGTTCGCCGAAGCGTACAACTTGTCACCAACCGCATACGTCGTCGGGTTACCCGGCGTTCCACTGATGAGAAACTTGGTTTCGTAAATCGAAACACCGACGCATGAGCCGCTTCCGCAGACATATGCGCCACGACCGGATGCAACACCCGGTGTGTTCTCGAAGGCGTTGCCAAGAGAATCATTGATGAAGATACCAAGAGGCAGGTAACCTACGGCGTAGGCACCACCTGGCTTGACGGGTCCACCCTGAAAGCCGTTTCCGACATCCGGGCGAGTGAACGCGATTGAGCCCCCAAGAACACCTTTCTTGGTAATGCTCGCTAGCGTGGTTGAGACGGTGTTAGCAGCGGTGACTACAGGAGGATTCGCCTGTGTGAACGCATCCGCCGTCAAAATGCCCACAGAATTGCGGGTAACGACGTGGAGGAGTTGCACACGAGCCGAGGTCTCTCTGAAATCACCCGAGCTTTGACCGCCGATGGCAAAAGTAGTCATATTTTTGACTTTTCCTTCACGGGCGTTTAACTGGGTGATTCACATTCGATCCGATTTATGCAACCGGTAACCCCTTTCGAGGCTACCGGTTGAGAACATTACTTGATGCCGAACGCATCCCTCACGTCCGGAGCCGACTGCCACAGACTAGAAAGGTTGTCGATCACCGTGCCGCCTGTAGAACCGCCTGTCCCACCAATCTTGGACACACCTGCCGTGGGACGAGTCCCAACGGTACGGGTGCTAGCGGTCCGTGCTTGCTTCTGTTGCGCTTGGTCTTGGTCTTGAGATTGGTCGTCGTCCTGAGCAAACAGGGTGCGAAGAACTTCATCCTCCGGCCCCAAGTCGTCCATCCCGACATCCATCTGAGATTGGTCCATCTGGATCCCACCATCATCAATAATCTGGTCATCTTGAGCGAGCATCTGGTCCAAGACCTGCTCATCACTCTGTTGCTGTTGTTGCGGCTGTTGGCCTTGACCCTGCTGCTGGGGCTGTTGACCTTGAGCCCGCTGTTGTGGTTGGCCTTGACCCTGTTGTTGCGGCTGTTGACCTTGACCCTGTTGCTGGAGCTGTTGCTGGCCCTGCTGTTGCAGTTGTTGCAACTGTTGCAACTGCTCTTGCGCCTGCTGAAGATCACCGGACTGAATCATTTGCTGAATTTGCTCAGCCATTTGATCCTGTTGGGCCTTCTTCCACGAAGCCCGACGCCGAGCTTGCTTCTGCTGCTGCCCTTGATCCTGAGCCTGATCGTCGTCCTGATCCTGAGCTTGCTTCTTCTGCTCTTGATCCTGAGCCTGATCGTCATCCTGATCCTGAGCTTGCTTCTGCTGCTCTTCATCATCGGCGTCATCTTGAGCGTCGTCATCACCGGCCAAACGACGATACGAGGCGATGAGTTCACGATCCGGGACACTCATAAGAGCAACCGCTTGATCCTCCACCACCGACTCACTTGCTGTCCGTTTACCAGCCAGCATCAAGCGTGCCGTAGCAATGGCAAGGTCAGCCTTCTTCAGAAGAAGATCCGAAGCCGTCTTCTCCGAATGGTTGAAGGTGTCAGAGCGCATTTCGGGCATCCCGATGTCATTGCGCTTGACCGCATCACCGCTGTACTCGGACTCCCAAGTATTCGGCGTATGCACGTCTTCAGCAAACGTGCTGGGGTCGCCCGTTACATACTTGTCAGCCGCCGGTTGCGGGTGATCTTGGTTCATGGTGTAGGGGTCCGCCTTCTTTGAGATGGCAGCCGACTTCATGATTTGGGTTCGATTCCAAGTAGAGCGTTCACGCATGGCAGGGGATCCTTTTCCACCTAAAGTGGGTTATAGAAACTTTCACGACGACAAACCGACTTACCGACCCAAAGCGTACAACCGACCCTTTTCGAGCAACTGTCCCGCTTCGGAACCGGTTACCACCCGGCCAAATACTTGACGACAAGCCGCCAAATAGGTTTCCACATCTCTATAGGGAGCTGTTCCGCCTACGCTAAGAACAGTCCTATAAACTCTTTTTTCGCCTGCGGTGTGGGTTCTCTTCGTCAAAAGATCCAACACACGGGAGACGGCTAGCAGTTCGGCACCGGTCAAACCGGCTGTCCTAACGGACTTCCAGCCACCCTTCTTGTATAGGATGAGGCTAAGCATCACCTTCTTAGCCTCGGTTTTCCCCACAATAGGGATCACGTGTCTGGCGAGCTTGACCCATGCCGGGTTCTTCATAGCGGACCGAATCAAGGATTCGTTCTGGCTATTTTCGTTAACCACTTCTTTAACCTTGGCGGCCTCACCTTGCCCAATTTCCCCACGGACCTTCTCCAAAGCCTGCTCTCGAATGGCTGCGGATAAGTCGTCCACCGCCTTTTGAATTGGGTCTTTCTCTGCGGGAGCCTCTGCGGGAGCCTCTGCGGGAGCCTCTGCCGGAGCCTCTGGAGCTGGCTCTTGTCCTTGAGAAAACAAGGTCCGGGCCGCTTTAGGCATACCGGAAATATTTTGGGCGTCCGAAGAGGAAGAGAACGCTAAATGAAGCTTCTCCCCAACACTCTTGATTTCGTCCGCCGACAAGATATTCCTGAGAACTGCACCTTTGAAGGCCGGGTTAGCCACCCAGGAGGCCTCAATAAATCTCACGGACGCAGGATTTGTGTAGTGACCGCACAGCTCGGCCACCTTCCTCTTGATCCCAGAATCGTCTTTGAATTCGGAACCCTTGAAGAACCGAACACAAGCGCAAAGTTGAGTCTCATCAGAAGCCACGTTCCCGCATTTACTACAGGTTGTATCCGCCGTGGAACATCCCATGCTCAGGGTGCCAAGCTGACCACTCTTAATGGCCCGAATTAACGGAGCGTGTTTAAGGTCATTCGCAATCAGGATGTCGATGTACACGG